GGGTGTCTACTGTGTTCGATCCGCTTGCCATATGGGGGAATCTCCTGAGCGAATTATACCCCAAACGGTACTCAGCGTGCTGAATCATGGGCATGACACTCCTAGGTCTGATCGTTCTTTTCATCGTTGTCGGGATAATCATGTATTTGGTAAATACCTACATTCCAATGGCTCAGCCGATCAAAACTCTGCTGAACGTGGCCGTCGTGATCGTTCTGGTGCTTTACCTGATCTCGGCGATTGGGTTGCTTGGGCCGTTGAACACCCCGCTTCGCGTTCGGTGATAAAAGTGCTACATTATTCTCGTGTACACACCTCTGGCCGTTCTCGGACTTCTCGGCATCGGCTGGATTATCCAAAGGAACTTTAAAATTATGGCAGCCATCGACGATTTGAAAGCAGCAGTAACGCGCCTAAATGACAGCACCAGTGCTGAACTGAAGGCGATCTCCGATAAACTCTCTCAGCCTAATTCGACCGATGCCGATGTGGAAGCTGCGGCGACCGCACTGAACGCGTTGAGTGACAAGTTGGATGCGGAAACGGCAGTTCTGACAGCGACTGCGCCGACTGTGTAATATACTGAAATTCCTAATAGGCGGCGACATCAGGCCATCTGGTTCACTAACCCCGGGAGTAATTCCGGGGTTTTTCATTTGCGGTAGAATAAATCCAATGTGTACCTTAAACGCCGCCTATGCCGCGCCCTGTGGAGAACCTATGCGGCATTGCCGGAGAACTCTATCTACAGATCTCTCGCGCTGCAGATGATCGAAGGGCATGAAAGGGAGCACGATGATAAAAACCGCACTGACGATCCTGCTTCTAACTCCGGCTCTGTTCGCGGCAAAAACGGACGACGCACTCGCCGCGGCACAGGCACAGGTAAAAGCCCAGGCACTGACAATCGAGGCCCTGACCAAGGCGGTTGCAAAAACAAACGTTGATGCTAAGGCTCGTGCTGTCGAAGCCACACAGCAACGCGAAACAGCCAGTGAAGTTGCAGCCCACAACGTTGTCCATGCGGAGCAAGCGGTATCCAAAGCGGAAGAAACATCGGTGCGCGTTGAGGCCAAGACAGACGCCGCTGTGGCCAGCGCGGACCATGCAGCAAAGACGAGCGAAAGCAACAACGCCCTGATATATGCGGGTTTACTGACCAGCATCCTGACATTCCTCGGGGTCGCGCTGCAATCGGTTCTGAAGTACCTGTCTGATGGTCGAATTCTGGCAGCAGCGAACGTCCATCAACGAGAAGTCGTTGACAAACTGGATACAGTAACCGAACAGACCAATGGCATGACTGAGAGGCTGGAGAAACTGGCCGGAGCGGCCGGCCATGCGCAGGGGGTTCTGGATGGGCGGGACGCTGGGAGGACCGGAGATTGAAACCCGAATCTATAATCCACGAGCTTCGCCGCGTTGCCGGAAAGCGGATCGTCATCGAGAACTCAGACCGTGGCGATACTACTGATCTGACCGTTCCCGGTTTGTACGTGACGTACCTACCGAAGAACGATATGACGGTGAGGTGGAAGTATGTGGAGCCGAAATAGCTGTTGTTGTTGGATGCTGGCCGAAGTGGTTGACAATATCGGCGTCATGGTGTCACTATACTGTTGTGAACAAGATTCCAACGATGTTTGAACGTGACTGGAACGGCGACCGAAGTCGAGTCATAAATCAGGTCCACGCTGGCTGTGAATGGGTTTCTGTTGGCGAAGGCGTGGCCACTCGCAAGGTTGACGGTACTTGCTGTATGATCCGAGACGGGAAACTTTATAAGCGTCGGGAACTTCGAGAGACGGACGCCAACCCTGTTGGATTTGAGCGCGTCACTAGCGACGAAGAAACTGGGAAGGTTATCGGATGGGTGCCCGTAGGCGATGGCCCCGAAGATAGATGGCACCGTGAGGCATTCGTGCCGGGAATGACAGACGGAACCTGCGAACTATTAGGCCCAAAGGTTCAGGGGAACCCAGAGGGTTATCCTGTCCACGTTCTGAAATACCATAGCGCGTTGGAGTCTTTCGCGGAGGCTCCCCGAGATTTTGATGGGCTACGGGAGTGGCTGTCATTACGCGATATCGAAGGTCTGGTTTTCCATCACACAGATGGACGTATGGCGAAAATCAAACTGCGGGATTTTGGTCTGAAGCGGGTTCCCGTTGCCCTTTAAACCCGGAGTCACAATGCCCTGCGGCTGGAAGTGCGGGGCGAAGTTGACAGCGCGGCAAATGAGGGGACACTTCGCGAACTGTCCGAGGAGACCGAAGAAATGAAGTCAGTCCGCGCGATTCCCAAGGGCGACAGACGTTGCCGGAAGTGTGGTCGAAGGCTTGGGCCACGTGCTTGTCGTTGCCTGCCGAGGAAAACCTGATGATAACTGTCCATATCGCGGGCGAGATGATCGGTGGCGTCCAACGTTGCTCGCGTTGCGGCGAAATCCTTATCGATTACCGAGGCGCTCAAGTAATGGCGATACCAGGTCACCCGACGCCATCGTGGAGCGGATGGGCGCAAGGTGGATTTATATCCGTCGATGGTAATCAGTCTGCGGTCGCCCCGAACGATGCGAGGTTCATCGAAGAGAGAAAATGTGTTGAAGTTGTTCAGTGATTTATCGGTATGACCGTCACCCGCATAACCCACGCCCTCAATGAAGGCTTCCCCTGGATCACTCCCGAGTACTCTTCTGTCTGTGCGTTTGCTCCCCTATCCACAGATCCTCTGGCTGTTGCTCTCATCGCAGTGGATCACGTTCGGCTCTACACGCCAGAAGGCGGCTGCTTCAACGACACGATGCTGCGGGCGGATTCTCGGCCTCGTTGGATGACCGATAACGAGATTTCATTCAGGCACGGCAATAGCTGGATGCGGTTCGACGGTGCGAATTACGGGGTAGAGAAATGGAATACGTTCCCGGAATTCAAGAGCATCGAGTATCTGGTGGTCACGGCCCGCAAGGGGATTTCCTCTATGCAACTTGCCAAAGAGATTGGCGTCACACAGAAAACCGCGTGGTTCATTTTGGGCCGGTTGCGTGAGGCTTGCTCCGCGCCGGACAACATCGACAAACTTCGCGGCATTATCGAAATTGACGAGACGTTTGTAGGCGGCAAGGAAAAGAACAAACACGAGCATAAGAAGCTCAAGGCTGGCAGGGGATCGGTCGGAAAGACTGCCGTGCTCGGAATGCGGGAGCGGGGCGCTGGTGGCCGCACGGTCGCTATGGTGGTGGACTCCACGGACGCTGGCACGGTCCAGAATGAGATTCACGGCGCGGTGGAAGCCGGTTCGCAAATCTACACCGATGAGTTTGGCGCATATACCGATCTGAACGGCCTGTTCTTCCGGCACGAAACCTGCAACCATTCCGCTGGTCAATGGGTCAACGGCGTAGCCCATACCAACGGAATTGAATCGGTCTGGGCGGTACTGAAGCGCGGTATTCATGGCGTTTACCATCAGGTGTCTCCAAAGCATCTGCACCGATACATTGACGAATTCACGTTCCGGCTGAACGAAGGCGATGTGAAGCGCCACACTATGCGGCGGTTGGAATCGTTCATTGACGCCATCGTGGGCAAGCGCCTGACGTATGAGCGGCTGATTGCGAAGGTGTCGGCATGATCCAGAATGCTCACATCATCTGCTATTCGGGTGGGGAATCGTCGGCACTTACCGCCATCGAAGTCAGCCGGAAATTCGGCAACGAATCCCTGATCCTCCTGAACCACGATATCGTCGGAACTTCTGAAGACGCCGATATTAAGCGGTACAAAAACGAGATCGCCGGATACATCGGCGTGCCGGTCACCTATGCGAATATGGCGGACTGGTTCCGAAAGGATCAGTTTGACGTAGTGGTTGAGGCCGGGGCTTTCAAGGTCGGAAACGGAACGGCCCTTTGCACTAACCGCATGAAGACGGAGCCGTTTTACGGATGGCTGAAGGCCAACGGGATCGACCAGACTTCCATGCTTTACTACGGATTCGACCTCAAGGAACCGGCCCGAATCCAGCGGCGTGCTCAGATTCTTGGCGTGATGGGTTACCGCACGGCGTTTCCTCTGGCGCAGTGGGAGCGCACGATAACAACTACCTCTGAGATCGGTATCCTGCCGCCGGATACGTACAGCGTGTTTCGTCACGCCAACTGCACCGGATGCCTGAAGGCCGGAATGCAGCACTGGTACGTCGTCTACTGCACGCGGCCCGATGTCTGGGAACGTGGACTCTGGGCTGAAGAGGAAATCGGCTACACGATCATCAAGGGCCATTCGTTGCTGGAACTCGGTGACAAGTTCGAGGTTATGCGCCGTGCTGGCGTAGGGGCTACGGAACTGCTGAAGCCTGGCACGTTCTGGAAAGAGGCGAAACGGCTGGTCAACCTTTACGAAACCGAAAGCGCGCTGCCCTGCGAGTGTGCCCAGTGATTCGCTATCACGGTGGCCCGATAACTCCTGAGCCAGCCGCCCTTGCGTGTTGGAAGCGGTCGCACGCGATGGTATCATTCGCCAACCCCCAGCAGACGGAACTGGCTTTCGCGGTCGCTGATAGCGTGGCAATTGATAACGGTGCATGGCCGATTTTCGCTGCCGGTAAGGGAACTATTGACGTTCCGTCCTATCTGTCGTTCGTGGAAACCTGGTACCGGCATCCGGCTTTTGACTGGTGCCTGATACCCGACGTGATCGACGGCAACGAACAGGAGAATAGGCAACTCATATTGGATTGGCCGTTGCCGCATTCGATCAGTGTCCCGGTCTGGCACATGCACGAATCTCTGGATACCCTGCAATGGCTGGTGGATGAGTGGCCGCGCGTGGCTATCGGCAGCTCTGGCGAGTTCGTGACTATCGGAACGGGAAAGTGGTGGGGCCGAATTTCCGAAGCGATGGGCGTGGCCTGTGACGCTGAAGGTAGACCGCACGTAAAACTCCACGGCTTGCGGCAGATGGACCCGGAGGTATTTTCGGTGATTCCCTACGCCAGTGTGGATAGCACGAACGTGGCGCGAAATATCGGGATAGACTCCGCATGGACTGGCTCCTACATCCCGAAGCGTAAGGAAACCAGAGCCATGCTCTTGAGGGACAATATCGAGAATCATGCCAGCGCCGCCAAGTGGAACGGCCCAATAGCCCGCAACTTGGAGTTGTTCGGATGACCGGGAAAACAGTTCAACTGAAAAAGACTGGCGAGGTTGGTGTCGTCACCAAAGTGATTAACGGTTGCCTCTGGGTGAAGATGAAAGACGGCTGCGAATACAGCGGCCATAAGAGTTACTGGAAAGTCCTGAAGGAATCCAAATGAGCACCACCCCCAAAGACTTAGACCTGATCTCCGATGTAGTGCTGAACTACAAGCCGAAGGAGAAAGCGAAGGCATCGAAGCGCCGCGAAAAAAAGAGGGCCAAACGTGCTGCAAAGAAAGGCTAACTGTACTCATGTATATAATTCCCGAAATTAACGGCCTCATCCATTCAAATACGGCGAGTGACTTTGGCGATAACCACCATCGGCCCACGGCCCCAAAAACGGAAAACTTTCGTAACTTATATTGCTGATCGCAATATTCTGATCGTTCGAAAGCAAATCCTCGATCATCATTTCCGACTTTTCAAAGTGATATTTAGCAAGTTGTAGGCTGTAATACGGATTCGCGTGATCTAGGTCTTGCCCTGGGAATTGCGCGCATTTTTCCAAAGCCAGTTCTAAAAGCACCTCCCCGCGGTTAGCGATCGGAGGCGGCAACGTGGGTGCCTGCGGAGTCAGATCGAATTCCTTGGCGAAGTACACCGAACTGTACAGGTACTGGGAGTATGTGGGCGCTGGCCAAAATTCATACCGCGGGACGCCTTCCGTGATCATCGGGATGCAATTTATTACAAACAAATCTCCCGACACATACGTCTGCGTATCCGGCCAATAGACCTGCACGCCGTCCGATAAATCCTGCGGGGAAGTATCGGTGATTATCGTTGGCTGGAACGAAGTCTGGCCAGCACGAATCCACTGGAACGTGGCCACTCCCGTAACGCCACCCGTCACTACTTGAACGATGAACGTGGCCGACGCCGGGTAGGAGTATCCCGACGTGGTGGTCGAGATCGGCGATGGAGACGTCGGAGAGGTCACCGGAATCACGGGCCCGACTACCCCACCGTACGTGCTGCTGAAATCAAAGAACGCGATGCCGTAGGTCTGGCCCTGATTCGTCCGCTGAGGATCGTACAGCGCGAGCTCGTCTTCAGTGGCCTGGTGATAGACCCGATAGGAATCCTTCAGGCTGGCGACGACTTCCCAGTATCCGAAGTCCGAAGGGACTTCAAAATAGCATTTCAGGATCTGGTAAGGACCGTTAGTGACATCCGTGCCGGCCCACGGCTGGTCAATCAGAATTGCGGTCGCAGAAAGCCAACCGATAATTGTGTAATACGGATATAAAAGTCCGCCGATCCGAATCTGGCGGCCGATCATGTCTGAAGTCCAGGTAGTGTTTACGCCTGTGACCAGCGTTGGTGACCCGATTGCAGAATTCGTGCTGGCCGCGCCTTCCTGGTACAAGGTAGGTGGTGCAAACGTATGCGACCGGCGGCGCCACGACCAGTCCCTGCGGGCCTGCAACGTTCTCCAAGCATCGTTCACCAACTGACCGGCTAAGACTATGCCGATCTGAGGGGCGCGGTTCAGAAGGCGTTGCGAAAGCGTTGTGAAATTATCCATCTAATCTACCGTACCAATAAAAACGGGCAGGCGTCCCGGAGGAAGACAGCCTGCCCTGTAATGCGCGGGGAGCGCAACAAAATCCTTTAGCCCTTCTTCATACTAGCTGAGCGGTCTGACTTCTTCATCCCCGGCTCTTTTTTCTTGCTTGCTCCAACCTGCCCAAACGCCGCCTTCAGATGCCGAACTGCATGACCAAGCGAACCGTGAACCGCGGTATCGTGCTTGTAGTCGGGGCCGAACTTACCGCCGCCGGTCTTGTGACGGGTTTCGGAGATCATGCCGCCTGTGGCTGGCTTGAACGAGACTTCAATGAGTTCGCGGGAACCGTGGGATGGGCTTGGAGATTCGTCCATGATTCAGCCTTTCTTGTGCGACGATGCGCGATAGACTTCCGCAAGCCGGGCACGCTTGCCTAGTTTCCCGGGCGCGTGCGCCGCTTTCTCAAGTTTCTTCAGCGGGATGTTATGACCAGACTTGACGTGAAGTTCGGAGCGCAAGGTTCCTTTCTTCGGATGGACATCCTGCATCCATTTATCTTCTGCCATATTACCCCACAGCCGTCATAACCATCACGCGGGCCGCCCATGCGCCAGCCGTTACGAACGTGATCGTGTTGCTGGTGAACGTGCAGCCGATCGCAATGGCCGTCGTGGCTACAGGGACTACCATACGGATTGCGCCGGTCGGCAGGGCGAAAGTATCACCGTTCGTTCCGGAAAGATTGTAGAACCGGATAACCAGGTTTCCGGCAACGTGCCGACTGGGAGAATTTGTTGCTGTAAGCGCTGCCATTTATCTCTCCTGGACTACTCCGAGAACTGAACGTTGATATCGCACTGTGCGGTGCTGTTCGTTACCGTGGCCGAGGTCCAGACACCAACGATCTGTGAGGGAGCCGCGGTGCCAGCGGCAGTCGAGACTGCGTTCGCTGTGTTGGCCGACGTATTACCCGTTGCAAATCCACCCGCCGCCGGCGTTCCGGAAACCGCCACTGTCCGCGGCGCCGAACTGCGGATAATCAGATCCGTCATGTAAAGCTGCGGGTTGCCATCCGTTCCGTTGACGTTCGGAGTGGTCGACACGGCCAACTGGAACACGCCAGCGATACGGTTCGGAGCCGCTGTCGGGCCGAGGTCGCATTGCTGTTTGTCGTTCGTAACGGTTGCGGTTGCAACGTTCTTCCAGTACGCGAGTTGGCCGGCCGATACCGCACCGACCGCTGTGGATGCCGTGGCGCCCGAGTCGAGTTGGACGCGGAGATAAGTATCGCCGGTGTTTTCGTCGGAGAAGGTGCAGCCCAATTCTCCAGGCGCATAGGCGGGACTGGGAGCATTCGTCAGGGTGGGCAGGCCCTGAGGCATGTACGGATTTTGAATTTTGCGATAGACCTGTGCCATGATAAATTTCTCCTGTAAGTCCTTTTAGCTCTGGTAGTTATAGCCGTAGCCCACATGACCGGGCAGGATGCAATAATTTTGCGCCAGCAAAACCTTCCCGACCAGCTTCGTGTTGCCCGCAGACGGGATGAATCCGTCGTCGTCGAGTGAGCCATCGAACGGCTTGTTCTTCGAGGTGCTGTACACAACCATAGGCTTGCGGATGTTTTCGACCCAGATCGTTTCGCCGAAGCAAAGGCCACTGAAGGGGCCGGTTCCCGCACCGCCCGCACCGTTGCCGAACATCGCTGCCGGAGCCGGGTAACCACTCGACGCGCCGTTGGTGGCGTACTGGATCATGCGCTGCGCAACCTTGTCGTTCGTGCCGTTGGTGGTGTTCGGAGTCGCAGGGTTGGTCGGAGCGCCGCCGCCGGAGGGGTTCATCAGATAGGAACCCGGGCAATACCGGGAACCGTAGATCACGGCGGCGTTGTACTCAAGGCCGCGGAAGCCGCCCTTAGCGGTCGTCACGTTCTGGAAGCGCTGTTGGGTCTGGAAGTTGTTGCGGATGAGGCCGAAACCGACAACGGTTGTGGTGATCGCGTTCGGCTCGTACTTGCCGGAGCCGAAGTTCACGGACTGATAGATCTGGTCGATGATCGGCAGGGTGATCTGACCGCCGGCGAAGTTGTAAGGCTTCGGAGACAGCATGCGGCCGCCGTATGTGGCGCGAGTCAGCGTACCGTATACCGGATACGTGTTACCGTCCCAGCCGGGATTCACGCCGTCGCTGGATGCCTCAAGCAGTCCATTGGGAAACTTGGCGAATGCTGCAGACTGGCCTTGCAGGTAGCGCTGGAGTGCGGTCTGTGCGCCCAACTGCATGAAGGCACTGTCGACGCGCGAAGTCACGAGGTTCACGACTGCGAGCGGATCGCCAGCCACGTTGTGAACGCGGATGTCTTCCTTGTAGAACGGAATCATCACGGCGTTGTACTTCGGCTGGAACTGAAGTTGCTGTTCGATCTGGCGCTGGTCGGCCGGCAGATCCTGGCCCTTGGAGTAAGGGCCGCCGTCCTGGACATCGTACTCGATATCGTAGTTCCAGTTCAGTCCGCCGCCGATCTCGGTGTGGCACTCCTCGGCAATCAACGACATGGTTGGGTCGTGATTGAACACGAGGTCGCGCAACTGCGGATTGGTGTCGATGTACCGGCGAGTGGTGACTGTTAACTGCGATGCGATGTCAGGCGTATAGATACCCTCTCTTTTTTACTGCGCTAAACTACGGCGCTTCCCTGCAAATCCTTAGTTGACTGCTCCCGCCAAATCCTTTAGTTAACCGCGGCCAAATCCTGAACCATCTGTCGACGAAGTTCGTTCGGGTCGAAATCCTTCGGCGCGGTCTTGAACAAACTGCCCGGGCTGGCATCGGCGCCAGCGGGGAACATCTTGGTCGCATTCTCTTTCACACGCTCGTCGTCCCACTTAACGCGTTCTGCTTTGATCGCGGCATCGATTTCAGCCTGGCGATTGGCCGCTTCGACCTTCTGGCGCTCCGGGGCGTCCCAGATGTCGTAGGCGGCTTCGAGACTGATGTTTTTCTCGTTGGCGATCTTCGAAAGTTCCTTGGGATCGATTACGTTCTTGCGGCCCGCAAACATGTGCTTCTGAGAAATTGCAAGGGTGCCTTCAAGTAGCTCAGACCACTTCGGAGCATACTGCTTTTGAATTCGGTCATCGACTAGTCGCTGGATATCCGCCTCAAAAGCAGTA